CACCCACGAGACCATCGCTTTGGCGTTCGCGCTGACCGAAGAGGCCGTCGAGGACAACCTCTACGACCGCTTGGCTGCTCGCTACACCAAGTCGCTGGCCCGCTCGATGGCTCAGACCAAGCAGATTAAAGCTGCTGCAATCCTCAACGGCGCTTTTGACACCTCGATCGGTGGCGACGGCAAGCCCTTGTGTGCTCTGGATCACCCAACCCTGGGCGGACCGGACCTCAAGAACGAGCTTACCGTTCCTGCTGATCTGTCAGAAACGTCGCTTGAGCAGGCATTGATCGACATCGCTGCGTTCACCGACGAACGTGGCCTGAAGATCGCTGTTCAAGGTCTGAAGCTCATCATCCCGAAAGAACTCATGTTTACGGCAGACCGCATCATGAAGTCGACGCTGCGTGTTGGTACAGCAGATAACGACATCAATGCGATCAAGAACATGGGCATGGTTCCTCAGGGCTATACCGTGAACCACTTCTTGACCGACCCCGATGCATGGTTCGTGAAGACCGATGCACCCAACGGCATGAAGATGTTCGAGCGTGTTGCAATGCGTACCGGTTTCGAAGGCGACTTCGATACGGGCAACGTCAAGTACAAAGCTCGCGAGCGTTACTCGTTTGGATTCTCGGATCCGCGAGGCATGTTCGGTTCGCCTGGAGCCTAAACGGCACCAAGAAAAGGGGGTTACAAAACCCCCTTTTTTATTTATACTAGGTTTATTCCGGGGTTAGCCCGGTGCATCAGACAGTCCCGGCTGACGACATGCAGACTGATGTACCGATATCGCATGTGAGGAACTCATGGCCCAGACCACTTTTTCCGGCCCAGTTAAAGCCGGTACTATTTCCCAAACCACCGGTACGACAGTCGGCACCAATGTTGCAAATGTCGGTTTCGTGGTAATGGGTCAATCGGCTGTTATTGACATTATCGGCGCTTCCGCTGCCGACCAAGTTGTCGCTACGATTCCTGCTGGTTCGCAGATTATCGACGTCATCCTTAACGTCACGACTGCAAACGATGACACAGGAACCGCAACCGTCGTTGTGGGAACCTCTGCCGATGCAGACGCTTTCATCCCCAGCACCAGTGTCAAGAGTGTCGGTACGACGCGCGGCACGCTGGACACAGAAGCCACTGACGTTGGAACCACGGACATCCAGGTACTTGCTGACTTCACCGCGCAGAACGGTAACGGTGCCGCAGGTGCTGCGACAGTGACGGTCCTTTATCTCCAGGCCCGCGACCTAGTCTAATAGGAGGCTCACATGAGCTTCAGTAATATCCAGTCGGTCCAAAAGACCACGACTGCGACGGCGATCAACGGGCGCACGCGTCTTCTCGGTTTGTACTTTACGCATACCGCGACGCCTGCGACTCTGACGCTACGCAGCGGCGGATCAGGAGGCACGGTCAAGTTGACCATGACCACACCTGCTTCTGCGGGATCTCAGGACTTGATCATCCCTGACATGGGCATCTTATTTGAAGACGGCGTTCACGCAACCTTCAGTTCCGCTGAGATTACTTCGGCAACCTTCTTGTTTGAAGGCGGAGCAGCAGCGTAATGGCTAAGTCCAAAGGCATGGGCATTGCGACGTCGGTCAAGAGTGGAAACTTTAGGCCGACTAAGCAAGGTGCCGGGATGACGAAAAAAGGTGTTGAAGCTTACCGCAAGGCCAATCCTGGCAGTAAGCTTAAGACCGCCGTCACCTCGGACAACCCAGGCCCCAAGGACGCTGCACGCAGAAAGTCCTTTTGCGCTCGGTCGGCAGGTCAGATGAAGATGTACCCAGAAGCGGCCAAAGATCCCAACAGCCGCATCAGACAAGCTCGAAGACGATGGAAGTGTTAGATGGACACCGGTGTTATCGTTTGGAATCTAGTCACGTCTTTCTTTGTGGCTTTGGTGATGTTCATGATTAAAATGAACCACGACGAGCAGAAGCGCATTCAAATTCTGCTTAATAGAACGAGGGAGGAAATCGCTCGTGATCACATCACTCGTGCAGAGGTTCGTGCGGACCTTGAAAGAATTATGGAACGGTTTGATTCAGGCTTTGAACGGCTTGAAGCAAAAATTGATGCCCTCGCTGAAAAAGGACGACAGTGATGGCCACTAAGTCGAAGGTTAATGCTGCTGGTAATTACACCAAGCCTAGTCTTCGCAAAAAGATCGTGGCCCAGGTCAAGGCTGCTGCGACACATGGCACAGGCGCAGGGCAGTGGTCCGCGAGGAAGGCACAATTAGTCGCTAAAAAGTATAAAGAAGCGGGCGGAGGGTACAAGAATTGAAAGCGCCGCAGCGATCGCTAAAGGAATGGGGCGACCAAAAATGGCGCACTAAGAGCGGCAAGCCATCAAGCAAGACGGGTGAGCGCTATCTTCCTGAAGCTGCCATTAAATCGCTGACTCCGGCAGAATATGCAGCAACCACGCGGGCGAAACGCGCGGGGAAGAAGGCAGGTAAGCAGTTTGTAAAGCAACCTAAGGCAATCGCGGCAAAAACCGCGCAGTTTCGTTAACCGACAAGGGGATTGATCATGATGAAAGGTTACGCAAAAGGGGGCATGGCTGATAAAGAAGGCCGTGCCATGAAGCGCAAGACAGCCGACACAAAGGGTCGTGCTATGCACAAAATGCCTGATGGCAGCATGATGCCTGGGGCCAAGCATGGCATGAAGAAGGGCGGTATGGCCACCAAAATGAAGAAGGGGAAGTAATCATGGCTGGACGTGGAATGGGCTGCGCAACGCGCGGCGGTGGCGCTGTAGAGAGCGGCCCCCGGAACAAAATGATCTCTAAAACCAGTGACAAGACCGGTCCCGTGATGATGAAAAACGGTGGCGCGGTCAACCAGCACAAGCGCATGGCCATGAAAGGCGTGAAGAAGATGCGCATGGGCGGAGCAGCTTGCGACTAAACGATGGCGACCTCCGGCACAGCGACATTCAACCTCCAGTTTGACGACATCATCGAAGAAGCCTTCGAGCGATGTGGTCTGGAGGTGCGCACAGGGTACGATATTCGCACGGCGAGTCGTTCCCTGAACTTGATGTTTGCCGAATGGGCCAACCGAGGGCTAAATCTTTGGACGATTGAGCAGCGACAGCAGGTTTTAGATCCGGGCGACCCGCAGTATTCACTACCCAGCGACACGGTGGACGTCTTGTCTGCTGTTTTACGCACGGGATCTGGCACCAATCAGCAAGACATTACGCTCGATCGGATCAGCCAGAACGAGTACCTGCATCTGCCTAATAAACTGCAAACGGGAACTCCCGCACAGTTTTATGTGCAGCGCACGGTACCTGCCGAGCTTTTTATCTATCCAGCTCCCGACACATCACAGGTCTACACCTTTAGGTACTACGGCATCCGTCGTATACAGGATGTTGGTGCGGCAACCAACACAGCGGATATCTCTTTCCGTTTCCTGCCTGCCCTCATTGCGGGGCTTGCCTACTACATCGCGATTAAGCGTGCGCCTGAGCGCATCGGCACGCTGAAGAATTTCTACGAAGAGGAGTTCTTCCGCGCTGCTGCCGAGGACCGTGATCGTGCCAGTGTGTTTTTGACGCCGGATGTGCAGAGTTACTGATCATGGGCGGCTATGCCTCTGGCAAATACTCCCTAGCGCTGTGTGACCGATGCGGCCAGCGCTACCAGTACCTTGTGCTTCGCAAGGAGTGGACGGGGTTTAAGGTTTGCCCCGAGTGCTACGAGCCCAAGCATCCACAGCTTGAGCCGATTCGTACGGTAGGTGATGCGGTTGCCATCTACGAACCAAGGCCCGATATTATTGAGCCTGTAACGGTTTACCTGGGAGCCCCAGGCAATTCGTTTTTTGCCTCGGTTGGCATGGTGCCAGAAACGCCCGCACAGGCTATCATGCTGGATGTTGAATTAGGCAATGTTACGGTGAGCCTGTCATGACCTATTCCGAGCTTGTAACCCAGATTCAGAATTACATGGAGACGACGTTTACCACGGCGATCGTCAACAATTTCATCAAGCAGGCCGAGCAGCGCATTTATAACAGCGTCCAGATTCCTTCGCTGCGCCGCAACGTTACTGGGACAACCACGTCTAGTAACAAGTACCTCCAGTGCCCGTCTGATTTCTTGTCGGTTTACAGCATGGCGGCTGTCAAGGCCAACGGCGAGTATGAGTACCTGCTCAATAAGGATGTCAACTACATTCGACAGGTCTACCCGTCCCCCTCTACAACGGGGTTGCCTAAGTACTACGCCATCTTTGGTCCCGACTACAGCCTCCCCAGAGAGTTGACTTTTATCCTGGGTCCGACGCCCGATGCGGCTTACACCATTGAGCTTCATTATTTTTACTACCCTGAATCGATCGTGACCGCAGGACAGTCCTGGCTCGGCGATAACTTTGATTCGGTGCTGCTCTACGGTTCACTCCGCGAGGCATATCTCTTGAATAAGGGCGAACAAGACCTCGTGGCCAACGTTGAGGCGAAATACGCTGAAGCGATGGCGCTGCTTAAACAACTCGGCGATGGCAAGGAGCGCCAGGATGCTTATCGTTCTGGCCAAGCCAGGGTACCGGTGACAAGCTAATGGCAATCGTACAGACCCCCTGCACAAGCTTTAAGCAAGAACTTGCTCAAGGCGTGCATAACTTTTCCGCCGTGGGCGGTGATGCGTTCAAGCTTGCGCTTTACACCAGCGCTGCGACGCTTGGAGCCACGACCACCGTTTACACAACAACAGGCGAAGCTAGTGGCACGGGTTATTCGGCAGGAGGTATTGCGCTCACAAACGTGGGCGTATCCACAAGCGGGTCGATCGCTTACTTTAGTTTTGTCTCCCCTGCAACGTTCACAGGCGTGACGTTGACTTGCCGAGGCGCTCTGATTTATAACAGCAGCAAGTCGAACAAGGCGGTTTGTGTCTTGAACTTTGGGGATGATATTTCTGCGGCGGGGCAGAATATTCAGGTCACGTTCCCGCCGGTTAATGCCTCTTCGGCAATCATTCGGATTAATTAGGAGTAAATCATGAAAGATCACGCAACTAAAGCGGATCGTTTTGAAGCCTCGGTGGTTAATTCTGCTTTGGCGGCGGCGCATACAAAGGTCGGTGGCGTTTTCACCGTAGAGTGTTACGACGCTAATGGTCAGCTTAAATGGAAGGACGACTTCCACAACTTGGTGGTGAACCAAGGTCTAGCTGATATGAACAACAAGTACTTTACCGGCACTACGTATACGGCGACTTGGTATATCGGCTTGATTAATAACAGCCCTTCGCCTACCCTTGCTGCTGGTGATACAGCGGCATCTCATGCTGGCTGGACAGAGTTTACTGGTTACTCACAATCTAATCGTCCTACGTTATCGTTTGGCTCTTCCACTTCGGCAGATCCTTCGGTGATCTCAACATCTTCGGCTGCTGCATTCAGCATCACTTCAACAGCGACGATCTACGGTGCGTTTGTTATTTCCAACAACACCAAGAGCGGCACATCGGGTGTGTTGTTTTCAGAGGGTGCGTTTGCTGCAACCCGCTCAGTGGTTAACGGCGACACATTAAACGTGTCGTATTCATTGTCTAATAACGCTGCATAAGGACGACATCATGCCTGCTGCATTTCATGTTGGTGAGATTGTTAAGGTCAATACGCCAATCCCTGAAGGTCCAGTTCTTCAGATTGGTGTGGATCAACAAGGCAACATCAATTACTTGGTTGAGTTTGTTGAATACGACCAGACGCAACAGCGTTGGTTCAATGAAGATCAGCTCATTGCGGTGACCTAATGGCTTTTGTTGTTGCCAACCGAGTTAAAGAAACCAGCACGACCGCTGGTACAGGCACATTGACGCTTGGTGGTGCCGTAACGGGCTATCAGTCATTTGGCGCTGGGATTGGTAACGGTAACAACACGTATTACACCATTGAAGATCCGATAGCTGGTACGTGGGAAGTTGGGATAGGGACGTACACCTCGTCAGGAACAACGCTATCTAGGGACACGGTCCTTGCATCAAGTAGTGGCGGGTCGCTGGTTAGTTTTGCTGCTAATACGAAGTTTGTGTTTGTAGATTACCCGTCCAATGCTGCGTTCTTTAACTCCCAGGCGTATGCGTGGTTTAACTCGTAGAGGACATCATGGCTGTATTAGTTC